ATCAAATACGATTCATTAAAGAAGATAGATAAGGCACTAAGTAATAAGCGATCTATATTACTAAGGACTATCATTGGTTATATGATTAAAGGGTGGAATGATACCAGGATATGCAATAAGGTGGGGTTATCTTACCACTTGTATCGTTACTATCTCACGAATTATAATAAGCCATTGAGAGTACAACTAACTAAAGCACGCCTAATGAGGAGGAGTTATAAGCACGAGCAATCAATGAGGCTAACTCTCCGTACAATGAGGAGAGAGAGTAAACGTATGTGGTATAAGCTACTGTAATCATAGGGGATAGGCTATCTTGTGGTGTTGTATATCAAGGGGGGGTAGGGGCCAAAGTTCGTGGACTATTTCTGGGAGTGCCGTCCTCAATGCAAACATTTCGTAATTTCAGGATTTAGACCCCTCCTACTTAGGCGGGTTAATACTATTAGGTTGTATGGTTGACAAAATCGCTCCATTTGTTCCAAGAGAGACGAAGTCGAACGATCTAATTAGGTTGCAATAGTTCTAGGTTGCAGATACACTCAGGAGAGGATGAGCGAAGATAATCAAATAGTAGACAAGAAATTAGAGAAGATAGCGATTGACCTCCTAGATATGATCGCTGGTGGTGCCGATGAACAATCTGTATGTGATCACTATAAAGTTCGACGTGGAACATTTGTTCAATGGATGATCCGTTACCCCCAATTTGAAAATGCAGTAGTCGAAGCTCGTAAGCAAAGAGCTGATTCTTTTCGGTCAATCATCCACGATAGGTTGTATATCGATGAAGTAGATGAAGAAGGTGAGAAGACAGGGAAGAAGGTAATCGCTGCTCACCATAAAGATCACGTCCCAGGTGAGAAACTGATATTTGAGAAGTTGAAGTGGTTAGCTGAGATGGATAACCCTGAGAAGTATGGTGCTAAAGTTAAGCATGAAGGTGGAAATATTATGCCTGTCCAAATTGTCGTGGATACTGGTATCAAGAAAGCATCTGAAGAGAGTGGTAAGGTAGTTGAAACCGTAAAAGTAGACAAGCCTAATCTAATAGACTTATTATAACATTTTAACCATTAAAGGAGACTTGTATGACAGATGTAACTGGTAAATCAGGAGTAGGAAAAAGAGTATTAGATGATCACGGTAACTGGAGAGCAGTAACTTCACTACCTAAAGAAGTTCAAAACGAAATTAAAGCTAGTCAGAAAGTGGCGGCTGTTCAATTTAGAGACAAAGCTTTAAGACATAATAAAGACTACCAAGATAGCAAGGCCCAAGAATCTGATGCTAAGTTAAAATCTGAGAATGCTGAACTTAAGTCAATCATTAAAGAACAAGGTGATATGTTGGCGAAGATCAATGCTAAGTTGGAGCTCGGTGCAAGTGTTGTAGTTGGAGTTGATCCTGCTGCTCCAGGTGAAGATAAGACAGTAGAAACTGTAGTGGAAGCACCTAAACCATTGACTCCTAAACAAAAACTTCAGTTAGAAGCGGAAGAGTTGGGTCTTGATTTTGAAGACCTCCACACTAAAGCAGAACTTAAGGAAATGATCGAAGAAGCTAAATCTGAAGAAGCAATTAAAGATTTATAATAAATGTCGGATTGGTTAGGGAAGTATTCCAAAGATAAAGATTTGATGGACGAAGGTCCTGAAGTCGTTGCGATGGAACTTCCCTACAATCGGGAACTTAAGAAAGAAATAAAGAAAGTATCCACGGGCTATGTACCAAGACCTCTTCAGGCATTACTCCATTCAAAATTGAAAAGGTTTAATGTTCTTGTTTGTCATCGTCGATTCGGTAAAACAGTATTTGCAATTAATGAAATGATTAATAAAGGGTTACAGAACCAGCTTCACAACCCTAAATACGCATACTTAGCACCTACCTACAAACAGGCCAAACGTATTGCTTGGGAGTATATCCTAGACTTTACTGCCGATATTCCTGGAGTCGTAGCAAATAAATCTGAATTAGCTGTCTACATTTTAAGGGAAGGGATCAAAAATCCCAATACTGGAGAGTGGATAAAGAAACCAGATAAGATAACCTTCTGGCTTTTAGGGGCAGATAATCCTGATAGTTTAAGAGGGATTTACTTGGATGGGGCAATTCCAGATGAGTTTGCCCAATGCGACCCTATAATTTGGGGTGAAATACTACGTCCTGCACTCTCCGATAGGAAAGGATGGGCCATATTTATTGGTACCCCGAAAGGGCAGAATCACTTTTACCATAGACTTAAGAAAGCTGAAACCCAGCCAGAGACTTGGTTTACTCAAACATATAAAGCATCCGAAACTGGTATAATAGATAAAGAAGAACTTGAAGGGATGATCGATGATCTTGAACCGGAAGAGGTTGAACAAGAATTAGAATGTTCATTCCATGCTGCGGTTAGAGGTAGTTATTATGGTGATACGATTAATGAAATGTTGGCGAATGATCAGATCGGTTACGTCCCATATAACCCCCGATATCCGGTTGATACCCATTGGGATATTGGGATTGGAGATTCATGTAGTATAATTTTCCGTCAAAAAGTACACGGGATATGGCATTACATCGATTACATCGAAGCAAATGGTAAGGGCGTTGATTGGTTCATTCAGGAATTAGAAAGAAAACCATACTCATACGGTCGGCATGTATGGCCACATGACGGAGCGAATAGGGATTTCATCACTGGTCAGACAAGATTAGAGGTAGTAAAAGAAAAGAAACCTAATTGGGAATGGGAAGTCCAGACTAAGCAGGGAGTTGATGATGGTATCCAAGCAGTTAGGAATAGACTAAAAATTTCTAGGTTTGATAAGCAAAAGTGTGCTAGGCTTATTGACTGTCTGACAAATTACCAACGAGAATGGGATTCTAAACTTATGATGTTCAAGAAAACCCCGAAACACGATTGGGCTTGTCACGGTGCCGATGCTATGAGGTACGATTCTTTAGATGATAAAGATACTAAGGAACTTAAGAAAAGAAGAGATAACTTGCCTCGGACGGCTAATAGTGATTATAATGAATTAGAGTATTGACTTTTTCAAGGATTAGATATGGCAAGTTTTTTCGAAAAACCTTTTGGTAGTGGCAAAGGAAGTGTATCTGAATTTTTCAGTCCTTCTGACCCTAGAGTAGGTGCTAAAAGACACAAGATCACTGGTTTTGATCCTGCTGAAGTTAAGCAATTTTCCGAAGCTGCCGGAACTTTGGCCTCTGCTAGGAAAAGAGTAGACGCTGAAAGTTTTGCGCCAAAGTTAAAATCATTATCCCTAACTACTCAAGAAAAAAATAAACAGTTAAGAGGTGCCACAGCAAGCCCTTTCATAAGTAATGCTGATCAAATGAAAGGATTTATATCCGCTTTTACCCAAAGACAAGACGAAGTTTTTGGCAGAAGAGCTCGACCAGGAATTTCTCAAACAAGGTTAGTATAATGGCAAAAAAAATAAAACAAGATAAGCAAATGGCAGAAGCCCATATCAAAAGATATAAGGCAGCCAAAAACAGAAGGACGAATTGGGATGAACACTGGAGAGATGTGGCTAGATATGTTATCCCAAACAAAGAAAACGTCTTCGATTACAAGTCCAGAGCAAAGGGAGATAAGAAAGGTCTTAGACTCTATGACTCTTCAGCAGCTCATTATAATGAATTGCTCGCGTCTGCCCTCCACTCAATGCTCACAAACCCTTCCGTTCAATGGTTTGAGCTTACAACTGGAAATAGAGAAATTGATAAGAACACCAAAGTTAGAGATTATTTACAAAAGACTGTACGACGTATCCATCAAATCCTCAACAACACGAACTTCCAAACGGAAATACATGAATTATATTTAGACCTAGGATCTTTTGGTACCGGGGCCATGTTAATTGAAGAGGATGACGAGAACATTATTACATTTAGTTCTCGCCCCATTTACCAATTTTATATCGAAGAGAACTATAAGCACGAAATAGACACTTTCTTTATTGAAATTCCTATGAGTGCTAGGCAACTAATCCAAAAATATGGTGAAGAGAACCTATCAGATAAGCTTTGTAAAGAGTGTAAAGATAAGCCTGATAAGACCCATGATGTAATTATGATGGTAACACCTAATAAGGATAGAGATAAGAGAAGAAAAGACCACAGAGGGAAACCTTTCTCATCAATTCATATCTACGAAAAAGAAGGATTGATACTCAAAGAAGGCGGGTTTGATGAATTTCCTGCTGTATTCCCTAGATGGATGAAAGATTCTATGGAAACATACGGTCGATCTCCTGGAATGAAAGCACTCCCAGAGATTAAGATGATAAATGCTATGATGAGAACCATAATTAGGGCAGCTCAGAAAATGGTTGATCCTCCTCTTATGATTCCTGATGATAGTTTCATGAACTTCAACACCAAACCAGGCGGACTTAATCCGTATAGATCTGGTACTCAAGATAAGGTATACCCTATTGAAATCAGAGGACAAATTGGTATTGGCCTTGAGATTTTGAAGGATACTAGAGAACGTATCAAAGAATCTTATTTTATTGATCAGCTTCAACTTCGTGAAGGCCCTCAAATGACTGCCACTGAAGTAAATGCCAGGACTGATGAACATTTAAGACTATTAGGCCCAATTCTAGGAAGGCTCCATTTTGAACTATTACAACCACTTATAGTAAGAATTTTAGGGATAATGAAGAGGAAAGGTGAGCTACCTAAAGATGCTCCTGAAGAATTACAAGGTCAGGGAATTGAAGTATTCTACTCTTCTCAAATCGCTAAAGCTCAGAAGATGTCTGAAGGGAATAACTGGAATAGATTCCTTCAATCTGCAGCTCCTCTTGCTGAATTTGATCCTAGTGTCATGGATAATTTCGATATGGATGGAGTTGTTCATTATTTAGCTGATATCTATGGCGCTCCTCAAGAGACTTTAAAAGAAACTAAAGATGTGAAGAAACTAAGAAAAGATAGGGCCGCTCAACAAGAAGAAGCACAGCAAGTAGCAATGGAGCAAGAAAAAGCTAAAACACTGGAGACAACGGCTAGCGCAGCTAACAAGGGATAGAATGGAAGACGACAAGCAAAAGGAACTAGCTAGAGCTAAAGCAAGCCTAGTACAAGATTATTTACAATTATTTGATAGTGACGAGGGGAAGAGAGTTCTTCTCGATCTTATGGCCAAGGGAAATTTACTTAGCCCGACAGCTTCTAATGTCACATCAGATAGGGAAGTATTCTTAAATGAAGGTAAAAGAGAATTAGTCTTATATGTCATGGATATGGTAACTTATGATGTTGAAGACATTATGGATTTAATAGGAACTAATGAACCAAAAAACAAGAAGGGAGGAAAGAGTGATGAAAAAGAGGAACTTTTCGATTTTTTCAAAGATTAATTTATTTGTAGGAAACCAACGTGGAAATTTCATGGGTGGCGGTGGCGAAGGTGATGCTAGTGGTGGTGCTGGTGAAGGAGATGCTGGTACTGGTGGCGGCGAAGGTGACGCTGGTGGCGGAATCCAATATTCATACCCAGAAGGTTTCGATGAAACTCTAAAAGGTAATGCTACATTATTGAAATATGCTGATGATAAAGGTCAGTTTAGTCAGCCTAAAATCATGAAGGCCCTAGTTCACGCAACTGGTATGCTTGGCAAAGACAAGATGAATCTCCCTGATGAAACTTGGACAGATGACCAGTATAGTGAAATGTACAATAAGTTAGGTCGTCCTGCTGATATTAAAGAATATGGGGTAGAAAATAATGTGCCTGACAGTATCGAAGAAAATAAAGAATTTTTTGATAATTTCAAACAAGCTTCTTATGATGCTGGACTTGCTCCTAAACAGGCGCAGAAAATGGCAGATTTTATCAATACCTTCCTAGGGGAGTCAGTTACTTCTAATAATGAAATGTCTCAAGCCGCTTATGATAAAGATCTAAACGGATTGAAACAGGAATGGGGTGATGCTTATGAGAGAAAGATCCAAA